CTACTGAGGTAGCAACAATATCTGCTGTGGATTGACGAGTGTAACCTGCCATATTTTATCTCCTGTCTCCTAGACCGTAAGTAATTGAAAAAGCCTGAATAGTGTGGCTTGGGTCTGTACCATTCGCCACGTACTTAACCGATACTGATTTTCCTGAACCTGATACGTTGGTTGACCTAATAGGAGAAGGGCTACCATCGTATATCTCTTCTGAATCGTACCTTGCGTTGTCGTAATAAGCAGCAGCACCTTCTGTTGTAAAGCTATAGTCATTAGGTAAGAGTATGGTTGGGTCACCATAGTCATACTCTAGACCCAGTATGATAGAAATTACACCCTCTGACCTCATGTATGTGTTTATAGTATAAATATTCTTACGTACCTCTGGGTCTTCCATGTAGATAAAAGGAGTTTGGAAAAAACTAAAGATATCATTACCATTAAAATCTGTGCCAGTTTCTTGTCTGTATACATACCCAGCATTATCACCGTGAATAACAAACTCTTCATCTGCTATGTAGCCACTAGCTACTTGATTAATTTCAATACCTACAATTTGACCAAACTCAAAACCTGCACCACCTTGCCCGCTACGCCTAATACCACCAATAATACCCAGTGAGTCTTGGTCTTGAAAGAACATACGAAATTGAGACTTCTTTTTAATTACAAGAGTCTTCATTGTTGATAAGTCTTCGTTTGCTGTAAAGTCCTCAAAGATAGATTGAACAGGCTTAGATAAAGTTGAAAGTTCAATATCACCAATACGATCTGTACCAGATACTGGACGTATGCCATCAGGTGCTAAAAAGATTAACTCCCCATTAAATTCTACTACAGTGTCTGGTGCAATACAACCAAGGTTACCTGTTACATTCTGTAAAACAAAGTTAGCTTGGTTATCACCAACTAATCGTTTAATATTATTTGCACCAAAGATATACAACTGATCACGGAATGCTTTAATTTGTACAATCTTAAAACCTACATTAATTACACCTGCACCATTAGCAGGACTAAAATCTGTTTCAGCTACTGGAGAACTAAAATGTAAATGGTATGGCTGTGCAGCATCACCTGCTAAAAATAAATGATTGTTAAAAGCTGAAACTAAAGTAGGATCAGTAGGTGCATTACTATCTGTAATTTGTATGTAGTTAGTACCATCATAAGTAGCCGCAGGGTTAATGCCATCTACCATTGCAAACTTTGGAGCACCCCAGTTAAAGTCTTCAAACCTTACTTGAGATACACCCACCATTGTAGGTGCAGTTGGCCTATACTGCCCTGCACCTGAACCTACAGTAATATTACCTGTAACTGCACCACTGGCTGCTATCTGAGTAATTGTATTAAAAAACTTTGTACTTGTTACAGTAGCATCAGCTGCTGGGCCTGTTATAATTTCTACACTAGCTTGATCTAGGTAGTCAGTCCCTGTAACAGTCAGAGTTATCCCTGATACATCTCCACCTGCAGAAAAGATAGTAACTTTTCTAGGTTGTTCAGCAGCAGACGTAGTAAAATTAATTGTGTTAGAAGAATGTAATGCACCATTAATAACTAAGTTAGCTGCACCACCAGTTGTTTGGGCAGCACATACCCCGTCAGGATCATTAGCAATTACATCTGAAGTTATTTCTGTCCAACCTATTACTACTGGAGTAGCTGTAACTGCAGTAGATGCAGCAGATGTACCACCTGTAATAACATTACCTGTAGCAAATATGTTAGTAGGAAGTTTACCAAAATCTAAGACTACACTATTTGCTGCAGTAGAAATTACAGTTGCTGTAGCAGCAACACCACTATCATCCCCAGAACTAACTACACCTGTGATAGCTTCACCTACAGTAAGGTTAGTTCCCGATCCGTTAGTCACTGCTACAGTGTAGTAATGGTTATACCAGTGTAAATGGTTATTCCCACTAGCAGGCTTCCTAGCACCAAAGATACCTTGTTGTACATCAGCTGATACGTGTACCCCTAGTACAGGTACATTGTTAGTAGAGTCACCTGTAAGTTCACCATAAGATCTTGTGTACCCACTAATACGTCTATACCCACCCTCAAGGGCAGGTTCATAGTTAATCATCCTATATGCTGACCCAGCAAACTGACCGCCGTGAGTAAGGGGGTCTAGATTGTTAAGTAGTCCACCACTACAAGGCGTAGCAAAAGTGGATAGTTGTTCTGCCATTATTGAGCACCAGTTACAGAGTTGAAATGCCTACCAGTTACAGTAGAAGTTATATACAAGGGTGTATCTAGTAGTAGACGCCGCATGTTATCAATGCCATCCATAAACTTCTTCTCATGGATTTGACCACTTTGATCGTTGGAACGGAACCGCATGACATACATCATAGCCCCATCAATAACAACTGTGTTAAATCTTTCAGGTATAACAGATACATCATTAAATGCTGCTAGGTCAGAGGGGAAGGACCAGTAGCGGTACTCAATATCATAGGAAGCATCTGGAATAGGTGTAACACCAAATTTAGAGTCTTGTGTCTGGTAGATACGCAGAGGTACAGACCTAGACGTAGTACCACCAATATCTTCTATAGGTCTAAAGCTACGTAGGTAGTCTGCGTATGTAATTACAGAAAGCCTACGAGGTTCATTCTGTTGTGTGTCGTTCTTCTTAATGTAGAAAGTATCCCAATCTACCTTTGATAAGTCTGCAGGAAAATCATACGAACCCGTACCCACAACTAATGTCTCTGTATAAGTAGTAAGAGTGAAAGGCCACTCCTGCGATACTTGTAGTATCTCTCTTATGCTTGAATTAATAGCATCCTTAGCAAGTGCTTGTAAGTTACGTACATCTCCAAAACCTGATCCAGCTGCGTCTAGCTCTGTCTCATTTATACGTCTAAGTAATTGATTTACTAGAGTGATGTATGTAGCCATGAAAGAACTTCCTTTGAGCAAAGTTAGAGGGGCTAGTTACCCAGCCCCCCTTAGTTTAGCAATTAAGCCAGTGTATCACGATCTACTGTTTGAGCAGTATGGTCTCCGACTTCAGAGACATCCATCAACATGGCAAACACACGAAGTTTACCAGCAGTGAAAGTTGCACCAGAACCAGCAAAGGTTAGGTCCAGTGTTTCATCAGCAGGATTAACGAGAACACCTGCTTGTGCTACTGTTGGTGCATAGACAAGATCAGATGCTCCATCAATATCAAATGCAGCTACATACTCGTTGTCATCCGCAGCATTACCAAGAGTGGCAGTACCGTCTGTACCAGTATTTTGAGTTGCACTTTCCATAACTTGAAAACCAGCCCAAAGAATGACGTGTGAAGCAGGCACGGTAAGTGCTTGAACAATGTCACCAGCTGAACAATCAATTGCACTTGAAGTAAGGTCAATTGTATTTTCGATCATGTATGGTTTACGTGAAGGATTACCTGCTCCACGAGTGGGTGCTAAAAATGTAGTTAAAGTAGCCATAAGTTTATCCTCCCTTACGCTGCGTTATATTTAGCAGTTACGATTGCTTCTGGGCGAAGAATCTTCCTGCCGTATAGATGCATTCCGCGAACAATGTCCGAAAATGAGTCTGGGTCACGGTATGACTCAACTTTGTTGATCTGCTCTGCAGAAGCAACGGCTGAATCGTGTCCAGCAACAATCACACCGTAGTTAGTGTTCTGGTTGGATGAACCTGATGTACCTGATCCTGTACCTACTGAAGGTAGGTTATTGGATTGATAGATACGGAAGCCGTGTAGGTTGTTCAATACAAGACCATTCTGGAGACCTGAGCCACCCTGATCTGCATTTAGTACCCGTGAATCCTCGTCTTTTAAGAGTTCCATGAATACGGCGTCCAAGACCAGCCAGCGACCACGAGAGTCAACATTCTGTTGGTCAAGCAAGCGACCCATACGTGCAATAACCTGCAAAGGTGATGCAACAGATGTGCTTGCAGCAGTAGCGCCACCAAAGCGAGGTGTCAAAGGAATAGAGTGATCCCCTGCTGAACCTGTTGTGATGTTACCAAATGAACCCTTGTTCAACTTCATAGTTGTCAACAATTCGTCAGTACCAGCAGTATCTACAGCGAGTGTGCCGTTTGTTACGTCATTGACTGCATCTGCATCAGCGTGTAAAGCAGACTGCTTGTAACCAGACAAATAGCCAAGGCATTCTTGGTCCATTTGGTCAGCCAAACGATATGCTGCACGATCCGTTGCAAGTTGCATGAAATCGACATGGCTATGGGCCTCTTCGATATCGTCAATCTTGAAAGCAAAGTAGTTGCTTTTGTCTACCACAAGCTGAAAATCTTCATCGTCAAGATCCTGGGCTGTGATCTGAGCACCGCGTGTGTACTCTTTAACAGAAACCTCTGGTTCCTTCATAATTTTAACGGTATCGCCTTGGTTTGCGATCTCACCAAAATAGTCGTTGTTAGTAATAGCATTAGCTACAGCGCTCTTGCGAAACGCAAGCTGTACCTGTTTGCTGTAAATGATAGGGCTGAAGTTACCATTTGGTAAGTTCCCGTACCCTGCTGTCGATGTAAAAGCCATGTTATATTCTCCTTTAGATGATGAATGGCTGGTTAATATAGTTACACATTCATATCCGAATGAAGAGGGCCGTTCTTTTTAGGGTATCATACTTGTAGAGGTAGCGCAACCCCTATTAGTGTGGTCCTATAGTCAAATGGGTAATTCTTTTCGGTTTGTGTAAAGATAGTTATATCTACAATTAACTAAAAGTCAATAGCTATTTCATATCATAGACAAACTTTCCACTGCGAATTGATTCCATGATAGCATCTGCATGTTTTTCATATTCACGAGTAGACATTTTATTCACTTGAGATTCGCGCCACTGTGCTGCAGTATCGTCTGTCTCAGGGGAATTTCTTGTTCTAGCTTTGACAGAGCTTGCTGCTGCCTTATCACTAGAGTTATCTTTCTTATTGGTAATGTTTTTATCAGACTTGTATAAGTCAATCACACGAGAAACGGACTTAGCATCCTCTAGGTTCTCATACAAGGCATCCTGTACCCACTTAGGCTGTTCCTCTGCCCAGTTGTGGAATGCGTCATCACCACGAATAGTTTTAAAGTCAGGGTGAAAGCTCATTAGCTCTGCTTCTGCTTTTTCTTTCTTAGCTGTAACACGTAGCTCTTCTAGCTCCTGCATACGGTTGTCTAAGTCACTTGAGCGCTCTTGCGCTTTCTTGTCTGCAATAGCCTCAACAATGGATGCTACATCAGGGTATTTCTTTGACCAAGCTTCAATGTCCTGATCTGTCTTTGGTAGTACAAGCTCATTGTTAGCAGCTTTCTTTAGCTGACCTTCAAGGCTTCCTATGCGGTCTTTAAACTCTGACTCTTTT